GTTTGAACTCCTTTATTTACTTATTTATCAATGCCTACAAGAGCTAATATTGAAGTTATTATGGATATATTATACGTGATTGGAAATAATGTAATATATGTCCAGGTAGCTATTTTAGTTGCCCTGGCAATAATATCTTTGGTGATACTAAATCCAGTTCAAAAGACTATGATAATTTTAGCTTTCCTTATGTGTTTGGCAGCGCTATTGGGACAAATAGTGGCCATAACATACGACATAATTTGGGACATATACGCTAATGTTTTAAATGGGTTTGAGGATTTTATAGCTAGAGGAAGTTACTATTTTAAAAGAATAGCAATGGATAGAGCTATGTTTGATGGTAATGGAACTTTTCTAGTTATCATTATTTTCGTTATTGGTATGGTGATAATACTTTACCGTACGATTAAAACCGACTTAAAATGTGAGTATATAACACCAAAATTGGTTTATGATAAGGAAACTGATAATCGTAGTTTTGAGGGTGAGAGAATGATGCCTAATAGCCAGTTCGAGATAGTGAATGCGTTGCCTTCTTTCCAAGCATCAGTGATGGTGTCGTTGGATGGCATTAAGTATTATGCTACAGGACAGTGCTTTTGGGTTGATGAAGGTTTAGTCACGGCTGCACACGTTATTGAGGGTTATCCTTATTTGGCGTTAAAGCGTGATGATGACCATGTAATTAATGTCTCGCCTTCTATATTTGAAATAGGACAGGGCGACTATGCGGTCTGCAGAGGACCAGATGTGATAGTGCAGAAGTTAGGCTTATCAAAAGCTAAGTTTGCTCGTTTAGCGATACAAAAGAACGCAGGAATTAGTGCTACCATAACAGCCTATGGGAAAAGAACTATAGGACATTTGGACCAGCACCCACAGTTTGGCTTTGTTAAGTATACAGGTAGCACCATAAAAGGTTTTAGTGGTGCTCCGTATTACTTTGGTCGAGTTGTTTTTGGGATGCATTTAGGTTCAGATTCTTCGAATATAGGGTATGATGGAGCTTTCCTTCGTTCTGAATTACGTCCAAGTCGCGTTATAAAGAAACAGTTAAACTTGACTACTGAGGACAGTGCTGAGTGGTTAATAGAGCAGTCAGAACGATTTCAAGATCTAGATTACACACGTTCTCCCTTTGATCCTGATGTCTATAAAGTAAGAGTCGGTGGTCAATATCACATAGTCGATTCCGAGGTTATGGATAGGGTATTAAAGGGTAGTAAAAGAAAGGAAGTTACGAGTATAGATTATCTTCCTGAAACACTATTTGTGGACGGTGTTAAAGCTAAACCAGAGGTTGAGTTGTCTAAGGAGAGTGATCCTGAGACAGCCATGGTTAAAGGATTATTGAACGAATGGGGTAAAACCTCAATAGTTCGGGAATCAAAACCAGTGCCTGTGGTAGCAGAATCTAAAGTTAAAGATCAAGCAACGTCCACAGATGGTTTATTCCAATGTGAATCTAGAGACGTTAATGACTTACCTCTAGCTCCGCGAGATGCGATGACGTTCAATGATTCGGGAAACTTGATACGGGCTCCAGCTGTCGTTGCTGGGGCCCCTGGTATGGTGAATCCGATGGTAGGTGTACTGAACCCAAGTATGCAGACCTACCCCCAAATGGTGTCACAATACCAGCCACCTTTGGTGAATTACCATATGGAATCCCGTGTATTGACGCATGCTCCGCAAAACGAAGTTTCCACAAACACTGTAAGAAACAAACGAAAACGTCTTCGCCGCCAACAATTGAGGAACGAACACAGGCAGTACTTACAGCAATACGGGCCTATAAACAATGGCGCTGCGATTTATCAGCAGCAGCCAATATTGATCAATGGTTCGACCGAGAATTCAGTAAAGCCCTAGAAGAGATAGATGTTCATAGTACGCCAGGATATTGCGTTTTGACGACTTTAGGCAGTAATAATGGACAGATTCTGGGGTGGGATGGAATTTCTTTTGATGCTGATAGGGTTGCTTTGGTTCGTGCTCATGTTAGGTTGAGGTTTGATCGGTTATTGCAAGGTGAAGCTGTTTATGATGATATCAAAGTGTTCGTTAAGCAGGAGCCACACAAGTTAACCAAAATACGAGATGGTATGTTTAGGTTAATAAGTGCGGTCAGCCTGATGGATACGTTGATAGATAGGATCTTATTTGCTTGGATAGCGAGAGCCCAATTGGACTCAGTTGGACATACACCATGTTTAGTGGGTTGGAGTCCAGTCAGAGGTGGTTGGAGAGCCATAGTAAATAGATTCGGGAATTCAGCTGTCAATTGCCTTGACCGATCAGCCTGGGATTGGACGGTGCAGGATTATCTTGTTGATATGTGGGTGTTGTTCTTGGAAAATTTGCCAGTTAATGCTCCTGAGTGGTGGATCAAAATGATGAAATTAAGGTTTAAGATCCTCTTCGAGGAAGCTTGGTTTAGATTTGAGGATGGTACCCGCGTTAAGCAAGAGACGAAAGGTGTTATGAAGAGTGGATGCTATTTAACAATCCTTCTAAATAGCCTTAGTCAAAGTTTGCTGCATTATATAGCAAATAGCCGGTGTGGATACCCAATGGAGAAAAATCAACCTTACTCTATAGGTGATGACACAGTTCAAGAGGCCATGGATTGGCTGTTAGAATATGTAATCCAGTTGGAAAAACTTGGAGTCATTGTCAAAGGAGCTAAGGTCCAACATTGGGTTGAATTCGCTGGTTTTTGTTTTGATGGTAAGACTTGTTATCCTGCATATTGGCAGAAGCACCTTTTCAATCTTCAGCACACTAAGCGTTTGGAGGAAACGCTACAAAGTTATCAATATTTATACGTCAATGAGCCAGTGATGTATGAATTCCTCTGCAGATTGGCTCGAGAAGTGGGTCCTCATTGCGTTTTGCCTAAGATAGAAGCACTCGATATTATGAACCATCCTAAGTAAATAATGTCGATTTCTCTTCTTCTTGGGTGAGATGTGGTGGGATGAGTTGGCTTACTAAGTTTGGGGTTGGG